TCACTAAAAAAGTGTTAGATCACATAGCACAAATAAACAAAGAAAATAAGGCTATGAGTCTATCAAAAGAATTAAAAAAAGAAGTAGAAATTGGCAAGCATGGTACACAAAAATATGTTATCAAGCAAGGTGAAAACAAAGGTAAAATATTATGATTGAATCTGTAGTGGCTCTTCTCATGTTTGTAAACGCCGAGATCAAGGAGGCCCGTTTGCAAACTGAAGGTATGGCACAATGTTTACGTGGCAAGCGTCATGCTGAGAGACAATATTCAGAAAACGTAATGTATAAATGCTGGAAGGGTTCTGCAGAATTAGAATCAAACATAGATGGCTCAAAATCAATCAAGAAAC